AAAACAGTAACATGGTTTCCGGAAAATCTGGGAAAAGCAGCGTCCGTGCCCAATCATTACAGAAAAGTTACAAAATAGCATGGATTTAATATATTTTTAAAATCATTCAATTCAATCAAATGCCTAATTTTAAATAAAAAAGTCTTGCAGACCGCATAAATACTATGTTTTTGAAGTCTGCAAGAATAACTTTAAAGTTTTTTAAAAATAAAAAAAGTTAAACTAATTAGTAACAAATTAGTAACAGTCATTATATTATAAAAGGTGTTTTTATTTTCTCAATCTGTTCTCTTAATTCTTCTATAGTTCTGTGACTATATTTGGCGTTAGTAATATCACTTTTAAAGGAATGCCCCATCATTCGTTTACGATCATTTTCGTTGACTTCGTATCGTTCGCAAAGTGCGGAGAAAGTGTGACGACAATCGTGTGGTGTATGTCTTGCTCCAGTTGCAGCATTTGCAATTCCGAGAGAAGAAAGAGTGTTATACATTTTATTACGAAAGTCCCGCACAGAGCATCCAAGCAGATTCTTACCATTATATCTAGCTTTTACCATATCGAAAATACAAGAATGAATAGGAACAATTCTTTCTTTACTGGCTTTTGTCTTAACTCCACCTTTAAAATATTTTCCATCCAGATTAGTTTCCATATTTGTAAAGGCCTTGATACGATATCCACTGTAGCACATGATTAATAGCATTTGGACAACGAAATCATCTTTATTTTTCCACATTATTTTTAATTCCTCATCAGTGAATGGCACCCCACTTTCATCATCGTCTGGTATAGGAATAAATAAAGCAGAGGAGTAGTCTTTATCCACTATGTCGTATTTAATTGCGTATTTGTACATCTGGTGCATCAGAGACACAATCAATTCCAGAGAGGAATGTTTAAGAGGACAAGCATTAAGAACATCCTGTAAGTCTTTATATTTAATTTGACCAAACTGTATATCATGTAAAGCAAAAGAATTTTTGAACGCTACTTGTGTTGAAGACATGGAAGAAGTTTTTTTCTTTCCTTCACGCAGTTCGTTCCGGTACTTCTCTTTATAGAAATCCTCATATACTTCTTTAAAGGTTGGAGTACGGTCAATATAAACGCCATTCTGTATTTTGATTTTTCCTTCGTTCTCCAGCTTTCGTGCTGCCAGAATTTCATAACCTTCATCCCATGTCTCAACGTAGGCGAGAGCTTTCGGTGTGACAGGTCCTTTTAAGGTGTATTCAGTTACTGGTGGGTATACGCCATACGGCTTATAGCGTCCTTTGCCGAGATATTTAATTGATCCGAAGCCGTTCGGGAGCTTCGGGTGTTTCTTTCTTCGTGCCATATGTACCATCCTTTCTTCTGTATCTTCTCAAAATTGAGGAGTTTTTGGGTATAAAAATAACAGCCAGCAAGAACGTGCGTTCCGCTTGCATAGCTGCTTCCAGAATGATACAATATGCTTGCTTAGGGCTACCGTATCATTCGGAAGCTTGACCGTCCTGCTTTGGTAGAGTGGGGCGGTTTTTTAATGTGGTTGTTCTTTTTGAGAATCTATTTGTTGCTTTAATGTAATTGTTTTCACTAATTCTTCGAATTCTCTTTTATGGCTTTCATCAAGAAAGCGATAAGCATTTATTAAATGTATTTCTGTTTGTGATGGATGAAGATTTGTATCATCTGAAAATAATATATTTTTTAAGTTTGATACAAGTTTATGCACACTGATAGTTGTATCTAATATAGACACAAGTGAAATTAATAGTGAAAAAAGTAAAATAACTGTCATTACATCAATTATAGGAATTAAAATAATGATAGATTTAAATATAGAGATTACTATAAGCATAATTATTATAAATAATAACAAAACTGTGTTTTCTGATATTTCAGTTAAAATACTTGAACTATTTTTAACCCAATTTCGTGTAGAAGAAGCTTTTTCTTTATATTTGTCAAGAATTGTTATCATTAGTGCTACAATAGCCAAAGAAACAGAAAATAATGTTATTTCCATATTCAAAACAAAATCATAGCTGATAATTTTATTCTTAGAAAAATCAAAGGTATATGAAAGAATAAAAGATATAATCAGGCATATTAGTATAGTTGTAACACTTTTTTTGTTCATAATATCATTCCTTTCTTGATTCTGAATCAAGTTTCTGTACATGATTCAGAGTGGATTCGATAATTTGAAGATCTGAATCTTTTAATTGGCTTACATCTTCTGGAAGCTGGACAATAAATGGATTATCAGTGCTAGAATATACTTTTGCAGTGCTAGATTTAACTTTCCATTTACCGCATCCAGAAGAAGAATAACGAATGGCATCTTGTAAAAATGGATTCTTATTATCAATATTAAGATGTCCGTCTTCATTTTTCAAGTGAATGCTCATACTAGTATTATTATAAATATTATTTGTTTCATGTAGAAGATCACTTACAGTATCAAGGCCTCTAAGAAAATTAGGTGAAGAGAATGTTACATCAAGATCGGTCAAAGAATCTTTATTTGCAGCAACATATTGCCAAAAATTATTTTTTTCTGTCATAATTCCTAATTCGAAATATAAATATTTAGGTTTAAGAAATCTAGAAATTATAGTAGCAATTTGATTTTTCTGGTATTCTATAGTACTATATATATCAGAATTTCTTTCTATTATCATCCATTGATTTAAAGTATGAATAATAATATTACATTTTTTATAATTTTTAATTGGAATATCCTTGATACCGTCCTCTGTTTTTTCACCAATAACATCATGTAGTTCTTTGGCGAAACTCATAAAAAAACAGTATTCTGATATTTTTTTGCAATATAAAGTGTAATTTATGTTATAGTATGTTGTTTCCTTACATTTTTCTTGTTGAAAAGACATTAGCCAATCCATAAATTTTGATTCTTTTGAAATACCAATAGCAGTGTCAATATCAATTTGTTTATCTGGAATTAACGAATAACGTGTAATAAAATAATCTTTTTGTTTTTCTTCCATCATATGTACCTCCAATAATCAAACATCAGTTCGGTAAGAGACGTTTTTTTTATTGAAAGCAATTGCTTTATTATTCGTGGCAGTTAAGATGTAATTCATAAGATCCAGATTTTTTAATTCGTGTTATTACATTTTCACTTTCTAACTTGCGGAGCATACGTTGAATGTCGCTTCTTTGAAAATCTGGCAATTCTGCATAGATGTTTTTCTGTAATATTCCATTGTGATTGCAAATTACATTTTTTAGTTCAGGAATCAATTCGTCTCGTTCGTAATAACATTCTTCCAGAATGCCTAAAATCATATCTCGGTAAGAAAAGCACTCATTATGTGTATTGTGTAAGTATTCATACATGTCCTGAAAATAGATTGTGCCGCCTTTTCCTTTTGAATAGCAGAAATTTTTACATTTATCGAATTCCGTAATAGATTGTTCCAATAACATAATTTTTTTTGATAAGTCCTGCTCTGAAAAGGAATTATGGTATGGAGTTTCAAATTTTTCTATTCTTTTAGCAATCTCGTTATAGTATTTATTTTCAAAAGAGTAAGATAATTCCTCTTCCTTAAATGATCTATGAAACTTTGGGTTGGAACTATTTTTCTCCTCAGCCAAAGCATTTTCGTATCCTACTTGCATAAGGTATGGCACTTCTTCATCAGAGATTTTTTTACCATCTGCACGGTATATTACGTTACCGTCTTGGACATATTCCGTTTGCTTAGAATAATCTCGTTCCTGTGGCTTGTCAGCGCATATTGCGTCTGAATTTTTAGATTGCTTTTCTGATGAATCATTTCTTAAAAGCAAGAATGAAAGTATACCAAACATTATTGATATTATTGCAGTGGAAATTACCTGAATAATATCTGTAATATTTGTTATAATAATTAGGATACCGATAAGTGTTGCTAATAGAAAAAATATACCAATTAACTTTTGTAGTCGTTTGAAAAAGAGGTTTTGCATATGTAGTTCTCCCTTTGGTTGATAATTTATATGGTGAAACATTCAAATTACTAAATTAATTCCATAACAGCAATTGTAGGCTCAAGTATTATAATATAATTATCGACTTGAGTGTAACAACCATATTTGTTTTTATAATAAGTTATGGCATCATTTAAAAAGCTATCTGTTACACCTAAATATTCAGCTACTTCATGTGAATTTTCACAACGATTTTTATATGCCTTTATAAGACCAGTAAGTCCAACTTGTTTATTATAAGCCCAGATTCTACCACACATTTCTTGTTTTCGATTTTGGACAGTAGATTGGTCTATTATATTACTGGTAGCAGTTTGGTAATGACCTAGCTCTTCCGCTAAAATACATGCCTTTTCAGTATCAGTAGGTATATCTTTATTTATAGCAATATGATTATCAAAATAAAGTCCTTTAATTCTAGTGCCGCAAAAATGTGAAGTTTCATCTACCGTTACTCCGGCGTTTTCAGCTTCTTCTAATAATATTTCATAGTTTGTCAAAAGAAATCCCTCCCTCGGGATAGATCATAACATTTCATATGTACAATAAAGGGGACTATTTTCTGTTTGCTTTTACAAAAGCTGCATATTCCTTAATTTTAGTTATCTCTTCTTCTGTGTATTCATCTCCATCAAAGTGGGCTGCCATAGTTCGTGGTTCATTTACATTATCGTCTGCCAAATAATCTAAAGAACAATCAAAATATGAGCATAGTTTCTTTAAAGTAGATAATTTAGCATTTTCTGAGCCTTTTTTATAAAATCCGTCGATTGTCGTATATGGCACCCCGGATTCTCTGGCTAATTCTGCTTTGTTTATGTTTCTTTCTTTCATAAGTATATCTAATTTATCTGTAAGTCCCATTTTTTACACCTCCGTTATGATTTGATTGTACTACTTTCTTTTATTTATGTAAATAAGAAAATACCTTGCAGAGTAAAAAAATTACTTTTAGGGGTTGACAATTACGATGCAGGGTATATAATAAACTCATAAATTACGCTACAGGGTAATTTACAGGAAAGGAGATGAAAAATTGTTTAGTAACTTAAACGCTGAGATGGCAAGAAATAAATTAACCATTAAGGCTTTGGCTGAAAAAACAGGTATTAACTATGAAAGCCTAAAAAACAAAATGTCTGGTGCAACGGAATTTAAGAGAAGCGAAATGCTTTTAATTAAGAAAGAATTTCCAACATGCAGTCTTGATTACTTATTTGAGGCAAATTGAGAAAGTAGGTGAGAGAGTGAGCCAACGCTTAACAGTAAAAGAAGCCGCTGCTGAGATTGGATGCAATGTGGAATACCTTAGACGCCAGATGAAAGCCGGGCGGTGGGATCTCGGAAGCGTGATAAAGCCAAATGCGAAGGTTAAGAATTATCAGTATTTTATCTTCCGGGCAAAGCTGGACAAGTTTCTAGGTATCGAACCAAGAGCAGACAACGAGGAGGTGGAGAATGAAGCAGATCAGTAAAGTATTTATATCAGTAGGGCTTGGAATCATGTTTCTTGGTGGAATGCTTGATGCGGATGGAATGTATTATGTTTTTCTGCTGATCGCAATAGCTCTCGGTGCGGTGGTTGCACTTATTGGAGTTGCGATCATGGATGTGGAGAACCGCCGGGAAGAAAAGCGGAAAGCATACTTTTACATGATCCGCCGCAAGGACAAGCTTGACGCTGATGTTGAGTTCCTTGGGGAATTTGAGGACAAAAAAATAGCACCCTGATAACTTTGGCGAGTACAGGTGCTATTTAACTGTGGAAATACAAAAGTATTTCTGCACCCATTATAGCAGAAAGAGAGGAAAAAGCAAATGCCAGCAACAAGATTAAGCAGAAATGACAGTGGACAGCTTATTGATGCATTGAAAGATTTATCAGTTTTACTTGAAAATTTAGGGGTTGAGGATGGAAATGTAGTCCTCGCAGCAGATGGAAATATATATGGAACATTTACTGTAGACACTAATAAATTAGATATAAACATCACAGATGATGGGAAAAAGGAGTCAGTTGCCTATGCCAATTGAAGAATTTCCAGACAATGATTATGAACGGTATGAAGCTGAGAAAGCAAGGCTTCACCGATTGCATGAGCGATTAGCCAGAGAAGAGGAAGTGGCAGATCGGCGCAGAGACGAAGAAATGTACGAGAAATGGGAAAATGAAAGGTGGTAATAATTATGAATTTATATGAAATTGACCAGGAAATTATGAACTGTGTGGATATGGAAACAGGCGAAATAATTGATCCTGCCAGATTGGACGAGCTTCAGATGGATCGTGACATAAAAATTGAGAATATTGCCTGCTGGATTAAAAATCTGTATGCAGATGCAGAAGCATTCAAGACAGAAAAGCAGTCCTTTGCAGATAGACAGAAAGCCGCTGAGGACAAAGCGGAATCTCTTAAGAAGTATCTGGCGAATTATCTCGCAGGACAAAAATTCTCGACACCAAAAGTTGCAATTTCGTTCAGAAAAACATCAAGTGTGAATGTTACGGATATGACGCTGATTCCAAAGAAATATCTTAAATTCGCAGATCCAACACCGGACAAAACAGCAATTAAAAATGCAATAAAAAATGGCGAAAGAGTTTCCGGAGCAGAACTTGTGGACGGTAAGAGCATGTCGATTAAATGAGCAGAAATGATAATGGGACTGCCGTTCTGGACAGTCAGATAGGAGATAACATGTCAGATGGAAAGATACATATTCCGGCCAGAAGAAAAGAGCCGGTAAGTGAGCAGCAGGTAGTTCGTATTTCAGCAGAAGCCTATAATGCTCTTGCAGAAATCTATAATGAGTCCTCAATTTCAATGAAAGAGTTGGTCTCACTCATAATATTGCAGTCTGTAGATCGGATTGTATTTGACAAGGAGGAATAGAAAAGTGGCAATACCAGTATTAATCATTGGAAAATCAGGTATGGGAAAAAGTGCAAGCCTTAGAAACTGTGCAGGCAACCCTGACTGGAATCTTATCAGGGTATTAAATAAACCGCTCCCGTTCAAAGGTAAGATTGATGGATGGAACACAGATGATTACCAGCAGGTAATGAAATGTCTGATCGCATCCAAGGCAAAAAACATCGTGATTGATGATGCGGGATATCTGATTACGAATATGTTCATGAGCAAGCATAGCGCCACAGGAGGAGGTAATGGAGTTTTCACTTTATATAATCAGATCGGTGATCACTTCTGGAACTTAATTCAGTTCATTATCGAAAAGGTCCCGGCTGATAAAATCGTGTATGTCATTATGCATGAGGAATCAAACGAACTCGGAGAGATCAAGCCAAAAACCATTGGAAAAATGCTTGATGAAAAAGTATGTATCGAAGGAATGTTCACAATCGTACTCCGGTGCATCGCTGAATCCAATAAACATTTATTTGTCACACAGGCAGCAGATGGAGCAGTCAGTAAGTCACCAATCGGCATGTTTGAAGATACAGTTATTGATAATGACATGCTGTTAGTTGAAAAAGCAATCAGAAATTATTACGAAATCGGAGGTAAGAAAGATAATGCAGAAACCAAATAATTATGATGAGACACAGGCAGGCGGTGATTTCCAGCCAGTGGAATTAGGCGGACACAAATTAATTATTAAACAGGTCAGTGAGACAAAGTCAAAAGCCGGAAAAGACATGATCGTTGTGCTTTTTGATTTTGCACCGGACGATTCACAGCCAGGATATTTTACAGAGCAGTTTAAAAACGATATCCGTCCGGATAAGAAATGGCCGAACCAGGCAACACAGTACATATTAACAGAGGATGCGGAGGGTAAATGCAACCGGTCATTTAAAACATTCACAACATGTGTAGAACACAGTAACACCGGATTTACCACGCAGTGGGGCGATAATTTCGGAGCGCAGTTCAAAAATAAAAAAATCGGTGGAGTCTTTGGCGAGCAGAAGGACTTTTATGATGGAAAAGAACGGAATAAAAGAGTGATGCGATGGTTTGTTTCTTATGACAAGGCAGAGGGGGCAGGTGTTCCAGAACCGACCGAGACAAAAGCATATAAGGAGTATAAGGGAAGTGCACAGAGCTTTTACGATAATGCTCCAAAGGATGCGGACGGATTCATGAATATCCAGGATGGAATCGATGAAGAGCTTCCGTTTAATTAAGGCAGGTGTTTTATTTGCAGATACAGGTGGATACCAGGGAGCATAAAGCAGAATGGGAACGAATCCAGAAACAGTTTGACAGCATGAATGTGAAGTATTTCCGGTCAAAGATGTATGTTGGCGATTATCAGTCATTGGACAATCCAAGACTGGTGATCGACCGGAAAAAAAATTTACAGGAATTGTGTGGAAATGTATGCCAGCAGCACGAACGTTTCAAGGCAGAACTTATCCGGGCAATACAACAGAACATTAAAATTGTAATTCTGGTGGAACACGGAGAGAATGTTAAAACGCTTGAGGATGTTTATTTTTGGGAGAACCCAAGAAAACATGAAATACGATGGAAAACTGTTAATGGAAAAAAGGTAAAAACGGTATGTTCTGAAAAGGCAGTAGATGGGATCCAGTTATACAGAAGTCTGGTTACGATCAGAGACAGATATAACGTAGATTTTGTTTTCTGCGAAAAATCAGAAACCGGAAAAAAAATTGTGGAGATCTTAAATGACGGTAGATGAAATAAAGCAGTCTCACTCAATGCTGGAAGTAGCAGAATCTTATGGGATGAATATTAACCGGGCTGGGTTCTGCTCATGCCCATTCCACAAGGGTGACCATACAGCCAGCATGAAGATATATAAAGATTCCTTTCATTGTTTTGGATGCGGGGCAAGCGGAGATATCTTTTCATTTGTTCAGAAGATGGATGGCTGCGATTTTAAGACAGCTTTTTACAGTCTTGGGGGAACATATGAAAAGCCGACAAGAGCATCTGAAATAGCCATATATCACGCACAGAAAGCGAGAGAAAAAAAGCAACGTGAGAGGGCAAGATTAAAGGACGAGTTTATGGAAAATAACAGATGGATTGGAATCTATGTAACAGCGCTGAAGCTTTTCGAGCCGTTCTCAGAAATGTGGTGTTTCTGCCAGAATAAGCTTGTAATCCATTTATACCATGACGAGGAAATACAAAAACAACTAGAAGGGAGTGGAAAGGTTTGAGATTACTGAAAGAGTATGATGCCGAATCTATTCTGTCAGAGGAAGTGTTTATTGAGATATTTGATGAGCCGGACGAGATTCAAAAGGCAAGAATGCTCTTATCATTCCAGGAACGTGCGGAGCAATTGGACAGAGAACATAAGGGGACACTGAAAAAGTTTAACACCATGCTCCGGGCATATAAAAAGACTTTTAAAGATCGGGATGAATCTAAAAAAAATCATCCGCAGCAGCTTGCCGATAATTACACACATTTTGATTATTTTGAAGACGGACATGAATTATATTCCGGATCATGGATTGCAGATGATGATGGTGTAAGGACATATAACATGTTTGGAGAAGTTCTTGCCTGTTATCATCCGATTCTGCCAGTGAAAAGACTTAAGAATCTGGAAACCGGAGAGGAACAGATGGAGATTGCTTATAAACGCAATGGACGCTGGTATACAAAGAAATTCCCCAAGACCGTCATCACGTCGGCAAGCAGGATCGTGCAGTTGTCCGGGGTTGGTATTTCTGTCACAAGCGAGAATGCAAAGAATCTGGTCCGGTACCTGGCAGATATTGAAAATATGAATGATTCACTGATCGAGGTGCAGAACTCCACAAGTAAACTTGGATGGAATGGGAATGATTTTATCCCATACGATCAGAACATTGTGTTTGATGGCGACAGCCGGTTTAAAAGTCTGTTCGATGCAGTGCATGAGCGTGGAAATGAAGAAACATGGTATCAGCATATAAAAGAGCTGCGAAAAACAGAAAAAAAGGAAATCAAGTTTATGCTTGCAGCGTCTTTTGCATCTGTTCTAATAGAGCCGCTCGGAGGACTTCCATTCTTTGTTGACCTGTGGGGAGAAACGGAAGGCGGTAAATCAGTCAGCCTGATGCTTGCGGCGTCGGTATGGGCAAATCCGGATGAATCACAGTACATAGGGGATTTTAAGACAACGGATGTGGCGCTGGAAGCGAAAGCGGACATGCTGAACCATCTGCCAATGATGCTGGATGATACAAGCAAGACATCGGCCAGAATCAGGGACAACTTTGAGGGAATTGTTTATGACTTATGTTCCGGGAAAGGTAAGAGCCGGAGTAATAAGGATCTTGGAATCAACCGGGAAAACCGGTGGAAGAATTGTATTATAACAAACGGTGAGCGGCCATTAAACAGCTATGTCAGTCAGGGGGGAGCGATCAACCGTATTCTGGAACTGGAATGCTCACAGAAAATTTATGATGATCCGCATCATACGGCAGAAGTGCTTAAGAAAAATTATGGATTTGCCGGGAAAATATTTGTTGATGTTATTAAGGATATGGACAGAGCAGAACTTCGAAAAATCCAAAAATCTTATATGGACCAGTTAATGGATTCTGACAAAATGCAGAAGCAGGCAATGTCTCTCAGCATAATTCTCACAGCGGATAAAATCGCCACAGAGAGCATTTTCAAGGACGGGATATATATTTCACTAAATGAAGCAAAAGAAACGCTTACGGACTATTCTGACGTGTCAGACAATCAGCGGTGTTATGAGTATATTCTCGGGATCATTGCAATGAACCAGACAAGGTTTGATGCGGCAACCGCTTGCGAGAAATGGGGCATTTTGGAAAATGGATATGCGGTAATCTATAACCCGGCATTTGACCGGATATGCGAGAGTGGCGGTTTTTCCAGAAAAGCATTTTTATCATGGGCGGACCGGCATAATAAAGTGCAGATTCAGAATGGTCAGCCAACCAAGGTGAAGAAAATAGATGGAAAAAGTTATCGGTGTGTTTTCTTAAAACTGGATGATGGAATAGAAACAGATAGTGATGGATTCCTTCAAATATCAGAAGATGACCAGACGGAATTACCATTCTAAGGTTACAAGGTTACACGGTTACAAGCGATTTTCACTTTTTATATAGTTTAAAAATTTTTTTTACATAAAAAAAAATCGTAAAAAAAATATTAATCCTACGTGTAAGAAAGCTGTTGTAACTTTGTAACTTTGTAACCCACCTCTGAAAGCATTGATTTTACTGCATTTTATGGTTACACAAGCTACAAAAGGTAACAAAAAGGATGTGATTATTATCTTAAACAGTGCGCAACGTGAATGGATTGATAAAAAGAAAGAATTTATCAATCAACAAATTAATGATAATTATCCATTGTCAGATAGTCAATGGCAACAGGTCGCAGATATGGTTGATGGGATCATTAAAAAGGCAAAAGGGCATGAAGAGGAAGTAAGAAAAGAACTGCATGATCTGATAGAGAAGTGGGATAGAAAGGCAAAAGATGACAAGAGATAAGAGTGAAAGGGTTCTCGGATTATCCAATAGCCAGAAAGTTTATTCTGACATGATAAAAATGGAACAGGCGCAAGCCAATACAAAAAGAAACTAGCTGAAAGAGAAACCTTACCAATTAATTTATGAGGAAAGGATGAAACATGAGCAACGCATTAAGCAGGAAAAAGAAGAAGATGCAGCCGCTGGGCTATAAAGATGATATCCACGTTTTTAACCAGCAGAAAGTGCGAATGATGAATTATGCAACAGAGCTTGCTGAAAAAACATTCTCAGACATAAAACTTGTAGCATTTAATGTTTTGCATGACAAATTCGGTTATGGACAGAAACGCTTGATAATGTTGGAAGAGAAAGTAAATAAGTTAATGGAAGGGAATACATCATGTGAAGAATTGGCAGTATTCTTGCAGAAAAAAGGAATCGACTTAATGGAAGTGGACATTCCTCAACGTGATTTGATGGGTTTTCAAGATATAGCTTATAACAACAATATTCTTCCATTAAAAAATAAAGTAAATGTGGTTCTTGGTGCAGTATCGGATTTCATTGTGCTTTCTGCTACATCATTAAGGGAAATGAAGCTTTCTAAGCGGCAGTTAATGGAATATGTTGACTGGGTTTTGTACTACATCAACAGCCTGTCACAGAAGTATCTGGACATGATCGATGTTGCAAGTGTGCTTTATCATGAATGTAATTATTGCGATGTTCGCTTTGTCGGAAAATTCCGTGAAATTTGAGGTGCTGACAATGGGAGAAATGACAAAGACAAGCGTAAAATACTGCCGGAAATGTATTTACTCTTATAAACACAGTCAGACAGAAATCATGTGTGGATATTATTTACAGACCAGATTAAGGCGTGGATGCCCGGTTGGGATGTGCGACAAGTTTGAGAAGAAAGGTAGAAAGAAGAGGGTACAGTTGAAATGACAGATGAAACCAAGCAGGAGATAGAAGCGGTACTGATGTTATTAAAAAATACATTGGTAAGAAATGGCGTAAGCATAGCACTTGCAGGAAGTGAAGATACCGGAAAAGACGATGGATGCATTATGTTTTTTGATACCGCAGAGTATTGTCGCACCGGTAAATATAAAGGGGTATCTGTTAAAATAACGGATTTAGTGAGGTAGAAATATGATGGAATGTATGAAGAGCATGGCTAAGAAGCCACAGACCAATGCGGACAGGATCAGGAGCATGACGGATGAGGAACTGGCGGAATTATTATATTCACTTCAAACCGAAGACTTAGACGGTATGTTTTGCAAAACCGAAGATAAGTGTGAAGAGATGATGGACAGTGGAGATGAGATACCGAAAAGTATGTGCAAGCAGTGCTTGGTTAAGTGGCTTCGGGCAGAAAGTGAGGAATAGCATGGAGAGATTAACGACAAATAAAAGCGTGGCTGACATGTCGATGATCGAGCTGGTACATAATAGCTGCTATGCAGATGACGAGCGAAATGCCAGATACAGAGATTACGAGATGGAAATGGATGCACGAGATTTTGCAAGAAATCTTATGGTCACATTGGCAAAAGATGAATTGCCAGTAGATGACGCAGAGTTTGACGAGGAAATATTGGACAATTTAACGATAGATCCGTTTTCAGATGTCCGTGGCTTGATTGCACTGTTTTATCGCAATTTATGGGCTATGGCTGATTTACGAGAAAAATTGAAATATTATGAGGATGCCGAGGAGCAGGGATTACTTCTGCGGTTGCCGTGTGGAATTGGCTCAGATGTATATATAATTCCTAGCAAAGTCAATTATGAATTAAATATTTTAAGTCTGCACCCGGAGAACAATAAAATTTATCATCAGAAAGTAGCCTTGATTACTTTTACAGAAAAAGGATGGTACATGGAGTGTGACAAAGATCGGGAATATGGTACAGACCGAATCCTGCCAGAAAAAATGTACAAGGAAACCTGGTTTTTATCACAAGAGGAAGCCGAAGCCAAGTTGAAAGAAATGGAGAAGGGAAATGGCGCACATAACAAATAAGGAACTGACTATACGGCAGATTGGAGAGTTCTGCACAAACACTCTCTGTAATAAATGTCCGGTGGCAAAGTGGAATGAGGAAAGCAATGTTTCCTGCTCGTTATTGCTGGAAATGTGGTCAGAAATTGGATTGGGGGTGTAAAGAATGAGTGAAAGCCTTAAGCCATGTCCGTTCTGCGGTGGAAAAGCAATGTTCTTAACCACTACAAATAAGTCATCACATTCGGCTGTTGGTGTAATGTTCAAAATCAAATGTATGAAATGCGGAACAGAACTTCCAAAAAGCTATGAATGTGAGATGTACATGGATCAGGACGGAG